CCTAGAACTGGCAGTACCTACTTAGCGTGCGGCATTCCCGAAAGGAATGAAATGCAAACCTGTACTTCGTACAAGTGCGCACCCCGCACGCTTCCTTTTTGAGGCATGTGGGTACAATCTCAGGGTTCATGATAGAGTCCACTTTTGTCGGGTACGTGCGAAAGCACGTGCCCTTAGTGGTCTCCTAAGGTTCTCCCGATATAGCGACGGCCGGTATACTGTATGTTACAGTCCGATCGCCGCTTCCCGAGATGCTGGATATCCGCTATTACAGCGTGTACTCAGCCCCTTACTCTTCGAAGAGATCATGTTTGCCGTAATCACGAAACCGCGTAATAACCAAAGGCAGTTTCTTGGGAACGGACTCTGAGATTTTATGGTCGTAGCATGGCAGGATTGGTCAGCCTATGAGGGCGGCCATGAAAAGCCTGTTAAGACTCTCCAGGAGCCTATTCGCAGATCTGCGAAGGCTCCATCCTGAATGTAAAGGATTCGACCGTGACTTACAAACGATCGAAGCGCGTGTCGAATACGAGGGCGCTGGCTTCATTGCCGTCGCTCTTCCCGCCATGGGCAAGGCCTTTGATCAAGGTCTTGCTTGCGGTAGGATGCCTTCTGTCCGCGGTTTTTCTTGCGGATCAGGAGCAATCCCCCAATTTCTCAGGGGTATGCTCTCGCATGTATTCGATACTAAAACAGGGTTCCTTCTGAAGAATCCTAGTGTTGAGTATATACTCAGCATTAGGCAAGTTTTATACTTCTTCAAGAAGTTCCTGCCATCCGACCGCAGAACATCTGTTCTTCACGATCGGACGGTAGCTGACTTCAAGGAAACTGACGGTCAATGTAAAGGAACTTTTGAGTTTTCCTTTGCTGACCGTCTTTCCCATGTCGCCCGCTTGGTTCTCCTGGATCTCGATGAGTTCCAAGAGATCAAAGGTAGGCATGGCCCTGGTGCTGTTGCTGAGGGCCACAGTTCGAACCAGAAGTGGTCTGAACTGTGGTCTGGTCTTGTTG